CGGGTGCGACTGAGATCATGGCGCTGTCGGCGTGATCTGGTAGCTGGATGGTTTGGCGGCCGTTGACCAGGGCCGGATTGCAAATGATGCGGCCGCCGCCATTGCAGCGGTTCTGTTCGATGATCGCGTTGTCAGTGTGCGACCAAAGGCATTGGGATTGGGTGGCTGGCGCGCCGATGTTGAAAACGTTGCGTGCAACAGTAACGGATTGAGGTGCGTCGACCAAGTAAATGCCACCGCCGCTCACGCCTGAGAAGCCGATGATATTGTCAGTGATCGCAAGATTGGAGGTTGCGATGCCGAAGTTTCGGCCTGCTCCGTCGGTTTCGACGTTGTAGGCGGTGACGGCCCAAATGTTGTCTTGCAAGTAGTTTGAGGCGACGGACACGCCGGAGCTGCCGCCCGGGTTGATCCTGACGCCAGCGCCGGTGACGTGGTTTGCAGTGATGGAGCAGTTGATGCTGCCACCCGCGTCGATGCCGAAGTAGTTCGGTCCGGTGATCATGTTGCCGGCGGCCCGGCTTTGGGCACAGTTGAACAGGATGCCAGCGCCTTTGGTGGCGCTTCCGTTGTTGCTAAGCAAATTGCCGCTGACTGAGATCGAGCGTCCGGAGACGGCGATGCCATAGGAAAGGTTGTCGTGGCAGATGTTGCCGGCCACGAGCACGCCGACGGCATCCGGGTTGGCATTGCCCCAGGTCGGCGGCTGCAGGTTGGTGGCGTTGTAGTTGCCGACGCTGATGCCGCGCCCATTCATCCAGCACTGGTTTGCCGACACGGTGGCGAGGCGGACGGCCTGGGCGAAGGTCGGATCGTTGAAATCGGCGCAGATGCCGTAGGCGAGGTTGTGGTGGGCGCGGCAGCCGTGGATTCGGGCGGCGTCGATGGCCTGCAACCAAATGCCATGGCCGGCATTGGCGGTGGCTTCGCAGTTCTCGATGACGTGGCTGGACGCGGTTGGATCGGACGCGAGAAGGGTGAGGCCGTTGCCAAACGTGGGGTCCTGTGCGTTGGCGAACACGCAATCGCGAAAGGTTGCAGCGAGGCATGACGCAGCCACGAGAACGCTCCAAGTGGGAGCGTGAATGGTAGCGTTGGCATCGAACGCAATGCCTTCGGCGCGGAAGCTCGATCCTTGGATGCTGATCCAGGCACCCCCGTTCGATTGTCCGATGCGACGCAGGACCGTCTGGCCCGGCGTACCGAGTAGGGTCACAGGAGCGGCGATGGTCCACTGGCCGGTAATTGCGTAGCTACGAGGGCCGAGGCGGACAGGGCGACCGCTGGCGCAGGCCGTCGCAAGGGCTGCGGTGTCGTCGGTGACGCCGTCTCCGACCGCACCGTACGACTCCGGTAGAACCGTTGAGGCCAATAGAATTGCGAATGGCACGGGCACCGTGCCGCCGGTGGGAGTCGCGAGTGCGCCGGACGCGTCCAGACCGGCCAAGCTCGGGATTGTTGGCGCGAGTGCTGCGAGGGTGTTGCCGGTGAGGGCGAGGCCGCTGCCGATGAGAATGGCTTCAGGTTGGTCGAGGGCCAGCGAAGCACGGCCCAGAAGGCAACCGGGGGGGATTGTGATGGAGGGCTGGAAGCCGGAGAGCAATTGGGCGCGTGTGAGCTTTCTAAGGATGCCCGCTTGGCTGGCGGGGATTTCATCGGTGTCGGAGGCGGCCGGGGCTGGGGCGAGCTGATCGATGGTCGGCATGGGTCAAGGGCCTGCCAAAATGGGATTGCCGTTCTGGTCGGTGAGGGAAACGCCACCGCCGGTAGTCAGGCTCCCGGCGGGTGAGGCAGGAACCGCGAGTTGCGCGACCGGCAGCAGAACCGACAGTGCCAGGCTGCGGCCTGCTTGGGTGCCGATCGAAAGGCTGACGACATAGGTGATGCCGACCTGCCCACCGGTGAGCCATAGGACAGCGCGTGTGCCGTCCGCCGAGGTCGCGGTGAGGGCGAGGTCGCCGGGGTTGGACGGAGCGATTGCAATGTCGAGGGTTGCGATCGCGTCACCGTCATTGCCGATCAGTGCCGGTGCGATATCGAACTGATAGTCAAGAAGGTCGGCTGGGTCTTTCAGCGGCCATGAAGGAAGTACGGCGGGAGCCGGCGTCGCACTCCGGGGAACGGGAACGAATGCGTCGAGCGTCACGGTGCGAGCAGCGCTCGGCTTCCAGACGTGGGTGGCGGGAGTCGACATGGGTGCGTCCTGATTGTCGGGTTAGAACTCGATGATTGTGACGCCACCCGCGCCGGTGCCACCGTTGCTGGGACCGCCGTAGGCGCCTCCCGCGCCAGACCCGAGGGCTTGCCCCTGCTGCTGGACGCTGCTGCCGCTGGCGGCCGCACGACCGCCGCCGCCGAAGAAAGACGCTCCGCCATTGCCGGCGAGGATCAGGCTGCCGGAGTTACCGTCACTGCCGTAACCGCCCAGGACGTTGAGGGAGCCCCCGGTGCCTGCGCCGGGCGCGCCGCCTCCGGAGTAAGCCGCGGCATTAGCCCCGCCAGCGCCACCGGACGCACTGAACAAGCCGCCGAAATTGGTGGTTCCGCCGGCGCCAGCGGGCGTGCCGGCGGTTGTTCCACCGGTTCCACCCTGACCGACGTAGGCGAAGAAGGCTTGGCCTGGGTAGGTGCTTAGGATCGATTTGGCGTAACCACCGGCTCCGCCGCCGGCACCGCCGTAACCAGTACTTCCAGAACCGCCACCACCACCGGCGCCGCAAATCGCGACCTTGATAAGGTTGACGTTGTTGGGCGCGGTCCAGGTTGCCGATGCGGTGAGGACGACCTGACGCGAAAAGCCGGGCGCAAGCGAGGGCAACTTGAATGGAACGAAGGGAGCGTTCGGAATTTGGGCGATCGAGGCTGCGGTGAGCTGTGTTTGTCCGTAGGATACAATGACGAAATATAAGCCGACCCATCCTGCATCGACGGGGGGCACTGCCTGCGTGCCGGCATTGGCCGGCGCGCCGGGCTTGACCTGGAGCTGCACGCGCTGGACGCGCTGGGTATTTTGCGCAGCGCCGGAGTTGGATTGGCCGCTGAACGGCTGGAGCGGGTTGGCGGCGTTATAGTAGGGCAGGACGACGGGTGAGGCGTCGGCTTCAAGCAGGCTTGCTTCGATGAGGTAGGCGATGGACTGTCCCGATACGGCAGGGGCGGTCAGCGTAAACGATACCGGCCCCGTGTTGACGCCCATCTTCAGCAGAGGATCGGAGGTGTCAGCAGGAAGGGAGCCGAACGGGAATGGGTCGATGGTCCCAGGGGCGATGATGCTGCCAGGGCCGATCTGGACGGTAAGGCTGGCCGGGCTGGTGGGGGTGCACGCCAAGCCATCAACGACAGGCGAGGCGCCCAGGGTCGCCTGGATAAGGTAGCCGAGAGCGACCATGGTGTTCCGCTGTAGCGACAAGAGATCGGTGTCTAGCGGAATGCTGCCGGGGTAGACGATTTGGCGGTCCACTTAGGTGTGTCCTATGAGGTTGGGAAAGGTGGCTTGGCCAGATACGCGAGCGGCGTTAGTTGGTGATCCGGGTCCAGCCGATGGCGGCGGTTGGAAGGACGGACGTGATCGCGACCATGATGTCGGCGTCGGTCACCTGGCCCTCGACCATCGCAAGGTTCGCTCGGGCAAGCGGGCCCGGGGTTCCGTAGCCGGCAATGGTGGCAATGCCGGAGCCGTGCGGGCGGTAAGCGGTGATGAAGCATTGGAATGGCAGGACGAGGCTGCCCCAACCGCCGGCAGCGCCGTATGCGAGGCTTGGCGAATTATAGCCGCCGGTGTCGGCGGGCAAGGCAGGCTCGAAGATGATCGGAGCGCGGCCTGTCAGGTCGCTGAGCATGGTGACGACGGCTTTGCGTGTCGCTCGGTCGCGAAGAAGTTCACGGCCGAGGCGGTTGCGGAAGGCCGGATCGGACTCGCTCACGTGCCGCGGCAGGCGAGAGCCGAAGAAATCGGTGCTGATGCCGCCCAGGAAGCTGTCGGTCGCAGTGGCAAGCCGGGTTTGCGTGCGCACGGTGGCAAGGAGGTCGTAGAGGGCCGACCAGGTGGTCGCTAAGCCGTTCAATACGGCGTCGAGAGTCGGCGTGCTGTCGGGGAACCATCGGCTGGGAAGGACAGCCTTCAGGCGGGCGACGATGTCGGGCGGGTCGCCAATCATGTCAGCTCACCACGATCGTGCCGGGCTTGATGACGGTTCGGCTGGACGGAATGAGATCGGTGACCGCGGCGTTGAGCGTGATCGCCGAAACGTTGGTGATGGTGGGGGCGGCGGCGTAGGCCAGCTGCGCGATACGGGAGACGGGCAAAGGGGCGCCGATTGGGAGGTTCGCCACATAGGAGGCGATCGCGGCCGAAATGGCGGAGGCGGATGTCGCATCGGGTGTCGTCAGGGTTAGGGCGATGTTGGCATAAAGAACTATCGGGGGCAGTACCGCGAAAACGGTGCCGACCGGACGCACGGCGTCGACGGCGGCGAAGACGGCAGCGATGAGGGAGCTGGAGGGAACGCCGGTGCCGTCGTCCAGTGTGACGACGAAGCTGCCGGGCTGGGGCAGGCCCGCTGCGGAGACGTTCTCGGAAAGGGTGTGGCGCAGGCTCTGCTGGAGAGAGGCAATCGCGAAGGCGACGGCGGCTGGTGTAGCGCGGGAGCGGCTGTCGATGAAGTTGGCGAAGCGGGCACGGAGGGCAGCATCGGGCTCGGCGTCGAGGCCGCCGGTCGCGGATGCCGGGTTACTGACGGAGTCGATCCCGGGGATTGCCGTCGCGAGCAGAGACAACGCGCCTGGCTGGATATTACCGATGCTGCCGGGCGCTGCCGCCTGCAGGGGCAAGGTGATTGCAGCGATGGCGGGCGCAAGGCTGTAGGCGGCGGTCGCCTGATTGAAGGCGGGATTGGAGGTGTCGGCGACGACAACGAAGGTTTGGGAAGCGTCGGCTGTCTTGACCTGAGCGCCAACGGGGATGCTGGACGCAGTACCGGTGGTGATCCGCGAGAAGGTCGCTGATACGACGGCGCTCGTTGCCGGAAGCCGTAGAAGGGCGAAGTCGGCGACCCAGGAATCGAGATCGGTCCCAACCGACGTGGCGGCGCGGGTGGTCGAGAGGACCTGGAGGATCAGCCACTGCAGCCAAAGTGCGATGGAGGCATTCGCTTCGATGATGGCGCGCAGGGCGCTGCCGGTGGTGAGGTCGATCAGCGCGCGGGCGCTTCCCTGCACGCTGGCGGCCATGTTGCGGACCAGCGTGGTGAAATCTTGTAGCTGGAGTTGCATGGGTTCAGTCCGCTAGGGGATGGTCAATGAAAGGGTTTGCGTGGTGCCGGATTGCGCGTCGGCGTAGCGAACGTGCACGTAGATGGAGCCGGTCGGCGCGGCGGTGACGTCAATGACCGGCTCCGGTGTTCTGGCGACGGCTACTTCCTTGAAGATTTGGCCGCGAATTGTGGCCCGGATGGTGTCAATCGCGCCGGGCAGGCCGACGAAGCGGGACAGGCCGGCGCCATAATCGAGTGACCAGATGTGGTCGCCAGGATTGGTGAGGAGGCGGCGGAGGACGCGCTGCTGGGTCAGCATGGCGCCATCGGCGAAGGCGAGATCACCGGTTGGCGACAAGGCGAGGTCGTTGCCCCAGAGATGGGCGAGGTCGGGCATGGTTGCTCCTGCTAATCGGGCTTGGAGGTGACGCCGACCTGGCCGCCCTGCGCGTCGGGATGGGCATGGGCGTTGTAGTGGGCGCGCAAGGCGGCCAGGGAGCCGTGGCGGTCAAACACGTCGACGGCAACATGGAGGTCGCCCTGGGCCTGGATGGTGCCGTCGTTCTGAAGCTTGAGGAATGAGCCGGACTTGTGGACGATCCAGAGTTCTCCCGGCGGCGTGGCAGGAGGCGGCGTGGTGGCGGACCAGCCGGATGCGACGACGAGGCCGTGTTCCGCGTCGCCCTCCTGGGGGAGGACGAGAACCTGGTCACCGGGCGACGGGGGGGCGAACAGGCCCCACCCGGCGCCGACCCAGGGCGATAGGAGCGGGAGCCAGCCGGTGAGGACGGCTTCGGGCTGCAGGGTAACGCGGACGGTGGCGGTGGCAGGATCCACCGAGGTGACGATGCCGAACCGGGGAACGCCGGCTGACTGGTCCTGGGCAGCAGACTGCGCCTTCAGCGCATTGAGCAGGCGGTCCATGAGGGTAAGCCTAAGGTGAGGGTGCGTCGGCGGGCGGGGTCGCGGCGCTCGTGGGGCTGCTGTTCTGGAGCCGGAGACGCTGGGTGAAGCCGCCTTCGAGGCTGAAATGCCGGTCGAGTTCGGCGACGAAGTATGTTTGATCGAAGTCGGTCGCCGTGCCGAAAAGGGTGACTTGGCTGCGGGACGTGAGCGAGAGTTCGCCGGGGAGTTCGATGCGGACAACACGTTCGTGGCGGGATAGGTCGGCTAGGATGCGCTGGGCGAGTTGCAGGGCCTCGTCGGCGGTGAGGTTAGGGCGCACGACGACGATATGCTGAGGCGGGCTGGTACGGCGACCACCCGGCGCACTGCTTCGAGCCGTTTGGGTGAAGGCGGCTTGATGACGGGTATTCCAGGACTTGACGGTAACCTCAACGTCGCGGGCAAGGGTCAAGGCGCGGTCGAGGGCCAAGGAGAGACAGTCGGCAACGCCGAGCGGAATAGGCAACATGGCGGTGGCGGGTGGCTGGAAGACTAA